GTTCATTCTATGGATTATGACAAATGGGATAAGAGATACCAATTCTCGAATTCTGTGTATAAATTACTAGATCGCGTTCAAGATAAAGTAATTAATTTAGACCATAAAGATCGTTATCTTCGAAATCTGGTGCGTGAAAACTGTGTAAACACGGTGGTCATAATGCCAGAGGGAGATGTAGTGCGTATTGCTAATAGGCAAAATCCATCAGGTAAGGACGGGACAACGGAACATAATTGTCTCGCACATATGTTGATTGAAACTTATATGCAGATACTATATTTTAAGAGTATCGATAAGCCAATCGACAAATCGATTATCAACCGCAAGCATCGTGGTACGGGATATCTTGGTGATGACCGTATCGCAGCAAGTGGTGGTTTTGAACCTGGGTATTTGGAATTTTATAATTCCAAAATATCAAAAGTGGGTTTAGTTTTAAAAGAGTTAAAAGTGACGGAAGGGCCGGAAAATGCCTGCTTTGCGGGTTTTGAAATCAAACGGTCTCATTGGGATGAGTCATTCTATGTTCCGTATTATAAAATCGACAAGATCTTTGCCGGTTTGTTCACGAACACAACGCATGACCCTACCGTAGTTATGTCTCGGTTTATGGCGTTTGCTATACTCATGTTTCCTCAAATACATGAGTATCGACGCCTAAAACCTCACGTGCTGACTTTTATTGAAAGTTTCGTGGACCATAAATCATATTCTGCCACTGTCGTTTTTTGGACAGATGAGCAATATATGATTCGTCTATGGAGCGGGAAAGAGTCGGTACCAGAGGTGGAAGGAGGAATAACGAAGAGGCTGAATGTCTTCACCCGATTTACCAACTGGTAATTCAATGCGGGCTCCTCGTCGAGCACGAGCAGTAATCAATCGATTACTTGGTGAGCGAAAGCTAACCGAAACAGGGTTAGCTTGGTTGGTAGCTGCCACTGATCCTTTCCATGATTCAGCGGTTACACCAACTGGTTTTCCAGACCTAAACTCAACAAATACTTTAGTTCAATGTTACACTCAAACGGCAGCAATAACAGCCCCAACATCTGCAGGTTCTGGGTCATGGGACGCACATTTTTTATTTTGTCCCGTGCTCGGTTCGGCGTACTCTGATCCAGTATTAACGCCTTTTACTTATACTGCAAATTCCTTTTCATTTGCAACTGCAGGTGGAATAGGTGC